TAGAGAGGAGTTTGGTGATGAAGTAGAGTATCCCATGATCTCTCTTGGCATGTTTCGTGGTACACTGAAAGAGACCCTGCACCACATGGGCAAGAAGGGAATGTTTTTGTAACACAAATTACAAAACTACTTGACTATATAATGTATGTGGTCTATAATTAGACCTGTCGTTCATCCCTTCGGGGACGCAAGTAAGTCGCGGAACGGAGCGTTCATCCCATGTTTGATTTATTACTTTACGCTGATATTAATTGTACCGATGCGACTGATATAATCAGACGCCTCGATGCTCATGAGCGTATAAGTAATGAAATCAAGGTAGAACTTGTTGAAACTATTCAAGAAGCAACACCACATTGTCCATGGGACGCAAACGACTAAAGGAACGGGCCTAAAAATCCAATTACTTTAGGAGTAAACAAATGACTACTATCACATACAGAGGTGTCAAATATGACGCCGAGCAGTACAAGGCAAAGGTACTTGAGGAGAGAGACCAACGCAACCGTCACGATATGATGTATCGTGGTATCAAGGTTGAGAGGAAATTCGCCAGCAAGTCCTGAGCGTGATATCAATAGAGGGCGAGTGCCCTCTTTTTTATTAGGAGCTATTATGAATCACGATAAAGTAAAAGCAATTGCACGTAACCTTAAACTTCTAGCAATCTCTTTGGAGGATGCTATTAAAGAAGATGTAGAAGCATACAACACACCATCAGATGCTATTAAGGATACTTGGTTTCCTAAGAAACAAGCAGAGAGATTGGGTTATAGATATAGTGATGACGATGATGGGTATGCAGATTGAAACCGCAGAGTGCTAAAGCAAAAGGTCGTAACTTCCAGAAGTGGGTAAGAGAAATGCTCATTGAGCATAAAGATATCCACCCTGAGGACATCGAGTCCCGTAGTATGGGTGCTGGAGGAGAAGACCTTATCATGGCACGTGCTGCTAGACAGAAATTTCCATTCTCTATTGAATGTAAAAATGTAGAGAAATTAAATGTGTATGATGCATACGACCAAGCGTGTGCCAACAGTGGTGACCACCAACCTATACTCTTCATGAAGAAAAACCGTAAGCAACCGCTGGTTGTGCTGGATGCTGAATGGTTTATTAAGCATTTCGGGGTTGACAGTCAAGGGTAAGACCATATATAATGATACGGTAGTCAACGGTGAGCACCATGGACAAAGAGTCGCTTGATTTTTTGGAAGCATCAGTTGAAATTTTAATTGACCAACTTCATTACCTTGCCGACGTAGGTGAGATTGATGATGCTGAGGCAGTTGCTGACCGTATCCGTGAACTACAGGAGATGAAATCAGAATGAGCACAGCAGATGTTGTGCATATGTTTAACGTCCCGATGATTCATTATGCCATCGAGGACTGGCGCAACGCTAAAAAAAGAATTACACAAGCACTTCCTCAGATAACTGAGGAGATGCTAGAATCTAACGGAGAAATCTATACTGACTTCTTCGATGAGCAATTCAAACACTGTCTCCCACCCTACGGAGAGACAGTAATAGACATCCTGCTACCATACTTAAAGGACTTCACGGGTAAGACCCGTTGTGAATTCACCGACATGTGGTTTCAAACTGCAAAGAGGGGTATGTCACATGGAGTCCACAATCATGGTGCAAGTGGTTGGAGTGCAATACTTTACGTTGACTTCAACTATACTGTCCATGCTGCCACCAGATTTTATTCTCCATTTAAGAATCCTTGGAATGGTAATCTAGAAGATTATCAACCACCAGTCAGGGAAGGTGACCTAGTTATCTTTCCAGCATCTATTGCACACGAGGCACTTAGAAATGATTCAGAAATACCACGCACAATTATTTCATTTAACTTGCGAGGTAAGGTAGATTATGTTAAGCATACTCTGTGGAAAGACGAAGGTGACCCTCGCATTGTGATACCTAGGTATCGCGACGATTGTTGACTGACTCAATAGCTCAGCTGGATAGAGCAACTGCCTTCTAAGCAGTCGGTCGTAGGTTCGAATCCTACTTGAGTCGCTGGGAGTATTCCCCTCCCTGGTACAATCGAATAGGAGAGCAATCTCATGACTGTTGGACATCGTTTTGCAGGTAGTCTGCAAATTTTGAAGGATGCTGTTAACGGTAACATCGCGTTAGACGTTGAGTATCCAGCCCTTTTCCAAGCACTATGTCGTTTCTATAGCGACCAGAGTGCACGTCACGTCCACTTCTGGGGACTTGATGTAGAGGAGGACTACACAATTCTGATTGATAACATGATTGCAGATGGGGTCTTGGAAACGACCTAACACTTATTACTAGACCCTTATGTCAGATAACTTAGAGATAACAGCATACAAAGGACGCATTTGTGATAAGCACAACGGTGATTTTATCTGGGGTGACTTCATTGATGAGTCCATTGTTGATGGTCTCAAAGATTTCTGGCACAATCAAGACATCATTGCATTTCATGATGGAATGGTGTTTAACGATGGGGATACTTATGTTGACAAGGACTACAAAGAATCTGTTGACTTACACATCCCCGTCTCCTTATCGCTCAAACCGATTCAAGACTATACTCTTGCTTTGCAAGGGGTCTTGAATAAATATACCGAGAGGTTTCCATTTAGTGAACTCTCTCGGTTTTTAATTGTAGAACCTATGTCAATGCAATGGTATCCACCTGGCGGAGGATTCAAGCAATGGCACACAGAAAGAGCAAATGCATTGCCAGGCAACGTGTATCGACACCTTGTCTTCATGACATACCTCAACGATGTCCCTGATGGTGGCACTGAATGGTTTTACCAAGACAAATATGTCCCTGCTCAAAAAGGTTACACAGTTATATGGCCTGCTGATTGGACGCACCACCATAGAGGTGTCGTTTCCAACACATCAGAAAAAGTTATCATTACAGGATGGTTTTCTTTCGTATGAGGTGCTATAATGCCAAGGTTAGGACAGCAACACATGAAACCAGTAGTATTGCTAGAGCGTTTCCCGTATCGCTACGTTGAAACTGGCACTCTAGACAACGGTACACCAGATTACCGTATCCAGAAACTTGATTCTTATACTAATCGTTATAAGGACATGTATCTATGTGACAATTCCATGCAACTGGACATCGCCATGGAAGACTTTGAGTATACTAAATGGTTGGACCCTGATGGGGTGCCTGCCTATGTAAAAGACACAGCACGTAATTACTATGCACAAAACATTTCAGAAAGCGACTGACGCTCTGAAGGAAGCGTTTAAGGAAGCACTTGAAGACGATAACTTCGACCAGAATACTATCAGCGAAGTCTGGAGGCACTATCAAGGCATGAAACGCATTACAAAGGACCTCCCAAAGCATGAGCATACGGATAACCGTATCTTCCTGTCCGATGAAAACGGTATGGGTAGTGTGATGACCACAGATTTTTCATCAACATATGCTGCTGGTCCTGTCCACATTCAAGGTGGCGCAGGCAGTGATGTCATTAGTTTTGAGGATAACCTGAGTATTAATACACAGGACGGTGACGGAACTGTCACATTCATTTGACAAAAGTTTAGATTTCCTATATAATATTGTAACGTTTCTTAACACACGACAAATGACTGTAATTACTGAAGAAGGCGGACGCCAAAATATGTTTGCCACAGAACCTCCCATGCAATATGATGAGAGTTACAAGGGTTACGGTCCACATGCAGAGATGCTTAATGGCAGACTTGCAATGTTAGGATTCATCGCTGCCGTCGTTTCATACGTCTCTAGCGGCAGTATCTTTTTCTTCGGTGCCTTCGGCATCTAATCCATCAATCTATTATAGGAAAACTACCATGACTCCAGAAGCAGAAAAGTTTAACGGTTGGGCAGCTATGCTCGGCATTGTTGCAGCACTTGGTGCTTATGCAACTACAGGACAAATCATTCCTGGCATCTTCTAAGAAGATTCGCATACATATCTGAGAGGTTGATGTTTAGCATCCCTCTCTATTTTTTTCCTTGTTTGTTATTACTATGATTTCTATTCTCTTGGCAGCATCTGTAGGTGCTGTAGCACCAGGCGGAGTGGCAGCAGACGCGATTAAACAAACACCTCCTGCAGAAAAGCGATGGGTTTGTGATAGTTGCTCTCCAGAAGAGCAGCAAGCACTATCTTATCTGCAAGAGCACGCTAATATCAACGACAAAAATGCACTTGCAACTATTCTTGGGAATATTAGACAGGAGTCTAATTTCCATGCCAATATATGTGAGGGAGGTGCTAGAATTCCTTACCACGATTGCCATCGGGGTGGGTATGGCATCATTCAGTGGACCTCAGTAGGTCGATACAATAACCTCGGTAAATTTGCTGAGCGTTTTGACTGTGACCCTTCAACTTACGACTGTCAACTTCGTTACATGGTTAACGAATCAGTCTTCCAACGTCAACTCCCTTACTTCCAAGGAGGGGGTCAAACCATCACGTACTATATGAAACCTGCTTATCGCTGGTTGGGATGGGGTATCAAAGGCAATCGTGAAGTCTATGCTTACGACTATCTAAATAAGATGAGTTACAGCTAAAGGTCATGAAGAAGTTTGCCCTTGAAATGTGTCACGAAAGAAAGGGTTGGGTCAGATTACAACACTACTCTAATCTAACTGAGCATAAAGCAAACTTCTTATACCGTCTCTGTGAGATGGCAAGTGATGCTTTTAGCAACCCCAAAACTATGAGAATTGTTGAGCAGAATGAAAATTTATAAGTTTGGATGCGAGCAATTTACTCCCTTTGCACCACACTGGGAGTATCTTGTTGCAGAAAAACAAACAGCATCAGATTACTCACCACTTAAGGATGAGATTCTAGAGAAAGAGAAAGATATAATTGCACAGTTTGAATACGAGAATGACTGGGGCACAGGACTCGGAAAGAATAGTCTTACTGCACGGTCTAACAGATATAACCTGCTAACGTTTGACAATGCAGGAGTGTTACGTGAAAACATTAGAAAATTTCACGATGAATTTTTAGAGCATATTGGTATGACCATGCGTGGTCCTATCTATGTGCAGTGTTGGGCAAATGTAATGAGAAAGAATGCCAAGATACAGGTCCACTGTCATGGTTTCTCTCCTTACTCTTACCTTAGCGGACACCTATGTGTGCAGGTAAGTGACACTCAAACACATTATTATAATCCATATGCTGTAGAGCCATGGTCATCAGACAATCAGAATGGTAAGATGACTCTCTTCCCTACGTGGTTGAAGCATGGCACCGACCGTGTGATGGACAGTGAAGAAAGAATCACAGTTGCATTTGACATCATGGATGAGCAAGGGTATACTATAGATGTAAAGGATGACATGAAACCTCACTGGTTTGCACTATGAATGAAGACTGGCGTTACGATGATGGTAAACTTCACGAGAGACAGATTTGTCTAACGTGTTTGATTCATAACAATATCCCTATAAATAGAGATGTATATGAGTTCTGTAATCATATTGTTAGTAATGGTATCCTTGGGTCTGAATTGCCAACGGAAGAGAATCCGTTGACAGATAAACTTGCAAAACATAACAACGATATCTTTGATATGGTTGCACCAACACTCCTAAAAGAATTTAACCTATGGAATAAATTAAATGAAGGAGCCGTCAAGCACCAAAAAAACATGTAAACGAATAATTAAAGCAGCAAAGAAACATCCTGATTGGTATACCAAAGAGGATGTTATGTATGCTAAGATGATAAAAAAAGCAATCAAAAAGAAGGATTAAATGATGAGAGTTGTGATTGCAGGTGGCGGCACATCCGCATGGATGACCGCCTCTGCCCTTTGTAAAACCTATCCCAAGTGGGACATTACTATTATTACTGGTGGTCCTGCCATTGGTGTAGGTGAATCCACAACTCCACACATCAATCAATACCTAGACTACATGGGTATTGATGACATAACTTTTCTTAAAGAGGCAAAGGCAACTTACAAAATCTCTTCAAGGTTTGAAGATTTCTCTGGTATAGGTGAAGTCTTTCACTATCCTAATGGACAATCTCTTAGGACTGACCTGACATGGCATCAATGGATGTCTGCTAAAGAGTATACAATGATGCTGCCATCATTTGCTGAGGTATTTCAACCTGCTGTTACTATTGCAGAGGCAGGTAAACTTCCCCTCAGTCATAAGTTGTTGCACTCATACGACTTATCGAGGGACAGAAGTTTTCACATAGATGGTAAAGCATTTTCAGAGTTTTTACAAAAAACTTACTGTAAAACTATTAAGGTGGTTGACAGTAAGATTAAGTCCGTTCGCTACGCGGGATTCAACGTCGAGTATGTCGTGGTCGGTGGAAACCACTTTACCATCGGGGGCGAAAAAATTTACGCAGATTTGTATATCGACTGTACTGGTCAGCAAGCAGTTATTGGTGGAAAACAATCCAGTTGGATTCCCTACGACACAATCCTCACGGATACCGCCCTCGTAAAGAAGGTTGATTACTCTCTTCTCAAACATGAGATGGTCCCCTATACAAATGCTAAGGGGATGTCTGCAGGATGGGAGTGGACTATTCCTACATGGGATTATGTTAGTAAGGGATATGTATTCTCTTCCAAGTATCAGGGACTAGAAGATGCCTTCCTTGAGTTTGCTCAGGAAGAACCTAGTGTCATCAAGTTTGATAATGGTAGGCACGAGAGAGCGTGGACAGCTAACGTAGTGTCCATTGGACTCTCATATGGGTTTATCGAACCGTTAGAATCTACGAGTCTGTTTAACACAGGTCATGGCATCCTCGCCCTCATGGACATTCTGGACGAGAGTCTGCTTCCTGGTCAATTTGCTAGGGACAGATTCAACTTCAATATGTCAGAGCATATGGACGGATGGCGTGAGTTTGTCGAAGCACATTACTATTATTCCAAGCGTCGTGACACTCCCTTCTGGAGAGCAGTTACGGATGAGGTGGAGTATGACATGACTGGTGCTCATCAGACTATCATGCAGGCAATGATTACTGGGGAAGAAATTCCTCACGGTCTTGACCCTATTGTGTATATACTGGCAGGGTCTGGTTATTCCAACGTGAATTCTAGACTTGACCAGTTCTTTGGGACTGCACCTGAGGCAGATGAATTCAGTGCTCAGCATTGGTTTCTTCATCATCAGAATGTAAAACGCTTATCCGACGAGATGCCTACCCAGCATTCTTACTTAGAAAAGACCATCTGGTCTTGACAAAGTTAGGAAAAGCATATATAATAGGATGAGTCGTTACACAACGACACAATCCATACTTTTGACTCCTTAAACCGAGACCTACAGGGTCATTAAACACGTCTCTCATACCTACACTGGAGGGTGGTGTAGGAATACTTACCTCAGTGCATACCCCGCACTCATACTTACCCTAAATCAAATGACTACTCTTTCACGTCAAACGCGACTCTCTAATTGGGAATCGTTCTGCGAGTGGGTCACAAGCACAAACAACCGTCTCTATGTTGGTTGGTTTGGCGTCTTGATGATTCCTACACTGCTCGCAGCTGCTACATGCTTCATTGTTGCATTTATCGCTGCTCCTCCTGTGGACATCGATGGAATTAGAGAACCAGTTGCTGGCTCTCTCATGTATGGAAACAACATCATCTCTGGTGCTGTTGTCCCTTCTTCAAATGCAATCGGTCTACACTTCTACCCCATCTGGGAAGCTGCTTCTCTTGATGAATGGTTGTATAACGGTGGTCCTTACCAACTCGTTGTCTTCCACTTCTTGATTGGCATCTCTGCTTACCTTGGAAGACAGTGGGAATTGTCCTACCGTCTTGGTATGCGTCCTTGGATTTGCGTTGCTTACAGCGCACCTGTGTCTGCTGCTATGGCAGTATTCCTTGTGTATCCTTTCGGTCAAGGATCCTTCTCTGATGGTATGCCTCTTGGTATTTCAGGTACATTCAACTT